TTGGACTTGTAACAGCTCTTGGACTGTCTAGTAAGGTAAGTGAATTTGACCTAACTGTCACTGAGATCTTTACAGATAATTTTGCATCATGGGACTTTGGTGAATTTGATAATCTTGATAGTATTAAAAACTTACAAGATGGTAAGAGAACAAGATTCCCAATTAGATTAAATGGTGCATTACTAAGTTTTGAGATAGATGGTAGGGTTGATGAATCATCACTCATTGACATGAAGGATTTATTCTTAATATTTGTTAACGGTGTTTTACAAGAACCCGGAAAAAATTATAATTTTGAGGGTGGTACAACATTTGACTTTGCGACTGCACCTGATAAAGATGATGATATTTCTATCTTCTTCTACAAAGGAACAGCAGGAGGTTCAAATCCAGATACTGTTGTAGTTGATGTTCAGCAAACATTGAAGAAGGGTGACGTTGTGACAGTCGGTGGACTTCCCGGTGAGTTGACTGACACTACACAGAACCCAAGAACTGTTGTAGGTATTACCACATCGGATACGTTTGAGACTGAAATTTATAATGGCCCCGGAATAGGTGTTACATTCAAACCAATAATAAACTGGAGAAAACAAAAAATAGACAAAATTATTGGTGGTGAAGTTGTTTCTAAGTCAAGAGACTCTCTTACATCACTTATATTCCCAACCGCAAGGATAATAGGTAATCTTGGAACTGGAAATGATCCAGATATTTTTGTTGATGATGCTCAATTCTTTGAGTATGAGGAAGACTTCTCTTCACTTGTAATTAATGATTTTGGTGCACGTATTGTGAATGATATTGGTCATACTCCTGCTAAATTAACTGCAACAGTTTCAGGAACTGGACAAGTTACAGGAGTAACAGTTGTGGAAGGGGGAAGTGGTTATGTTGGATCTGCGGTTACGTTATCAATATCTGCTCCTGTAGGTGTGGGTATTGGAACAACCTTAAGAACACAGTTTGAAAAAGCAGGTATATCAACATTTGCAGTTGCAACAGGTAATATTACAAGTGGTATTATTACAACAGTGACAATGAATAACGTTGGATTTGGTTATACAACTACAAATCTACCTAAAGTTATTGCCCCAGTTCCAGAACCAATAACAGAAAAATTAACTGGAATTGATAAAGTTCAAGGATTTAGTGGGATAATTACTGCCATATCAGTAACAAGTGGTTCTGGTGGTGGTACTGGAAGAGGTCTAAGAGTTGGACTAGCGAGAACAGCAGGTAATTTCAATACACTTCAAGTTGGATATCCAATATACCTATTTGACACAAAGGTGGGTAATGGTGTAACATCTATCGGTACAAATGCCAATAATTCAAATGTAGTGGGTATTGGAACATTATTTGCAGATAATATCTACATTATTCAGGCTTTAAATTATACAAGTAACACTGGTGTATGTGAGATATTGGTAAATATACATTCAGGTGTAAATACAACAGGATTATCTACTTCATACTCATTATTAGGTGATAGAGGTAATTTCTCTTGGGGTAGATTATTTGCAGATACAGGTTCAATGGGAAGAGATAATCCAATCTCTCTCACTGTTACAGGTAATACTGTAGGACTTACAACTGGTCTAGGGATAGGGACATTTCCTGTAATAGAAAGGAGAAATTATGGTGTTCGTGACACTGGTGCAGTCAAGAGTAAGTTATCATGATGATTTCCCGTATAAATATAGAAAAAAAGTAATAAAATGCCAGCAGTTATCACGGATCAGTTTAGAATATTGAATGCAAGTAACTTTATTGATACAGTTACAGGCATAGGAGCGTCTGATCCTACTAATTCTTTTTATGTTACTCTAGGTCTTCCAAACGCGGAGGCCGTGGGTTTTGGTAGAACAAGTAACTTTAATGATGTTCCCCCTGCTCCGATAGATAATATTAATACAAATAATCATATTGGCGATACTACACTATTTGGTAAAAGAGTAACCGGTAAGAATGTAAGACGTTTAATAAGAAGAGTAGATTGGACACAGGGGACAAGATATGAGATGTATCGACATGATTACAGTATCAATTCACGTTCTCCAATCACAAAATCTGCAAGATTATATGATGCAAATTATTATGTGATGAATGAAAATTTCAATGTATATGTTTGTATTGATAATGGATCAACGGGAATAAACACTACAGGTAATGCATCTCAGGATCAACCAACATTTACCGATTTAGAACCATCAAAGGCGGGTGAAAGTGGAGATGGGTACATTTGGAAATTCTTATTTACAGTTTCACCAAGTGATATAATTAAATTTGATTCAACTGAATTTATAGCAGTTCCAAATGATTGGGGCACATCAACTGATGCTGTCATTCAAGCAGTGCGTGAGAATGGAGATTCTGAGTTGAATAATAACCAAATTAAAAAAGTATATATTGAAAAACAAGGTGGGCCAGGTTATATTGGTGGACTAGGACAAGAGTTCCCAATACTAGGTGATGGAACTGGTGGTAAGGTTGTTGTTGATGTTGTCGGTGGTAAGATAACTAATGCAGTTGTATCATCTGGTGGTAAAGGTTACACATATGGTATTGTCGATTTAGGTTCTATTAATGGTAATGTTACTAATTTTGCTAAGTTAGTCCCAATAATTCCACCCTCAAGGGGACATGGTTATGATCTTTATGAGGAACTGGGAACTGATCGTGTACTTTGTTATGCAAGATTTGGTGGTGATAATAAAGATTTTCCGGTTGATACTGAATTTGCACAAGTAACTTTAATTAAAAATCCAACTTCAGTTGGAACAACATCTGTTTACTTTAATGATTCATTTTCGTCTATGGGTGCTTTAAAGTTCCCAAGCACTGTTACCTCCAACCCAGTTGTTGGTAATAAAATTGAACAAGTTGTATCAGGTGGGACAGCAGTTGGATATGTAGCATCTTGGGATAAAGAGACAAAAGTTTTGAAATATATTCAAGACAGGTCATTATACTTTGACCCTGCAAACGCAGCAGTTGTTGATCAAACAGATTATGATGATGTAGATTCAAAAGGAAAAGTCTTAGAATTTGAAGCAACATCAGCGAATGTTATATCATCTGGTTTTGCTGCAGCGATTGACACAAATTTCAACTCTGGAATTACCACGGTTGGAACTAAAAATGTTGATCTAGGTGTGACCTTTACAAATGGACTTGCAAAATCCGAAATAAATAAAGGGTCGGGTACAATACTTTACATTGATAATAGGGCGACTATCAAAAGAAACTCTAGACAAAAAGAAGACATTAAAATCATTCTGGAATTCTAAAAAATGCCACAAAAAACGAATTTAAATATAAGTCCTTATTACGACGATTTTAAAAAGGATAATAATTTCTACAGAGTATTGTTCAATCCGGGCAAACCTGTACAAGCAAGAGAGTTAAGCACTCTTCAATCTATCTTACAGGATCAGATTGAAACTTTTGGTAGTCATATGTTTAAAGAGGGATCAATGGTGATTCCCGGAAATATTTCATATGATCCAGAATATTTTTCAATAAAATTAGATTCCATTCATTTAGGTATAGCAGTTTCTGTTTATGTTGAAAATCTTAAGGGAAAAATATTAACGGGACAAGTTAGTGGCATTAAAGTCCTTGTTGATGATTATTCTTTACCAAATGAAGCAACAGGTATAACAGATTTAACTTTTTTCATTAAATATCTTGATTCGGGTAATAATAATGGTGTTTCATTTTTACAAGATGGAGAAGATTTACTTGTCGATGAAGGATTTGTATATGGTAATACTCCAATAAATTCTGGTGATTCAGTTGCAACTCTCATTGAAAATGATGCGACATACACTGGATGTTCAGCTTCTATAGGTAATGGTGTATTCTTTATAAGAGGTCATTTTGTAAATGTATCAGCTGATAGAATTGTACTAGATCCATACACAAATAATCCATCTTATAGAGTAGGACTTTTCATTCAAGAAGAATTAGTGAACGCTGATGCAGATTCTTCATTAAATGATAATGCAAGAGGTTTTTCTAACTTTGCAGCACCCGGTGCGGATAGATTAAAAATATCAACTACATTAACTAAGAAGGGACTCACTGACTTCAACGATAAGAATTTTGTTGAATTAATCCGTCTTGATGATGGCGAATTAAAAAAATTACAGAATAGCACTCAATATTCATTAATAAGAGATTACTTTGCAAAAAGAACTTTTGAAGAATCTGGTAACTATTCACTTAAGAACTTTAAATTAGAGGCATTTGAGTCTCTAAATGATGGTATCTCAAATGAGGGTATTTTTACATCTGATGAGTTGACAGATCAAGGTGCAACACCATCTGATGATTTATTAGCAGTTAAAGTATCACCCGGAAAGGCATATGTGAGAGGATATGACATTGAAAGACCAGCAACAACAGTATTAGATCTCAAAAAACCTAGAGATAAGAAAACAATTGAAAATAGTTCTGTTCCATTTAGACTTGGAACATTGTTTCAAGTAAATCGTGCAGCAGGAACACCTAAAATCGGTTTAGATGATCAGAGTAATCGTATTTCATTATTCGATCAAAGAAAAGGTGCTACAAACAATGCAACCAGTGGCTCCGGTAGTGTTGTGGGTTCTGCAAGAGTATATGCATTTGAAAATCATGATAGA